GATAAAGTCTGCGCGTGACTTAAATTTTTTGAGGAGAATTTATTATGAATAAATTCAAAGAGTTTATCAAGAGCAAGACTGCAAAGGTTTTGTCTTTTGTTGGTTTTGGTGTTGTCGGTGCGACTAATGCTATGGCAGCTGTAACTTTCGAGAATGGTAAATTCGATGGAACTATCGAAACTACTCCGTTTACCTCTGCCGTTGTCGTCGTTCTTGGTTTAATCGGTTTGATTTATGCCGTTAGAGCTGCTTTATCTTTATTTAAGCGCTAAATTTTACCGCCCCTTTTCGGGCGGTATTCTTTGAAAGGGTTTAAAAATGCAGATTTCGATTTTACATATGTCTTTACTTTTAAACGCTTTTTATGCGATTTTGGCGCTTTCGTTCTTTGCGGTCAAGTCTATTTTTGCAGGTTTGGATCTGTTTTCGAAATGAGCGAAGCGGAAATTTTAAGTCTAACCGGTTTGAGTTTAGAAAAGTATAGCTCCTTGATGGCGCTTAGCGGTTGTCTTTGCGGTTTTTTATTCGTCTTAGGGATATTTCTTGCTATCTCTAAAATTAAATAAGGTTTTCGGGGGTTTTCGATGGAATTTGTTTTAATCGATTGGATCGGCAATAAGTCGTTTGATTATTTCTTTAGCCTTTTCTTTTGGTTCGGTGTCGCAAATATCCCGTTTCAGTTGGCTTTTACGCTATTTTCGCGCCGTTGGTCTTAGGTTACTTCGCTTATTTGCTTGCCTATAAACGAAGCGAAGCGCGCGCGGCGTGTAGCTTTCGGACACCCGAAAGCCGCCGCGCATAACAGGGTCGCAGGGGGAGCCGATTTTATGAGCTTGCGATTAAAATCGGGTTCGCTCCCCCTACGCAAATTTAAGGAAGAGTAAAATGTTTAATAAATTAAAATTTATCCCTCTAATCCTAATATCCTTGTTTACTCTTTCTTTTGCTGTCCAAGTTCCTCTTTCGTCTGATTCTTACGATTATCGTTTTAGAATTTCCGCTGCTGGCGATATGTGGCTTTACGATGGCGTAGTTGATGGTATTGTCGAGCATTGTCAATATACTAAGTATGATAATAATCCTTATGTGAATCCAAATTTTAATGAGTCTGCTTTTAAAAAGGATTCCTTTTATGCCCAATCAGGTTCAACCACTAAATCTCCTAATGGTTATTTTTATGACCCTGCTGATTTATATAAATTTTTAGGTTTTGAAACTCATCAGGGTCATACGTCTTTAAAATATGAAACTTATTCTTGGGTTATGAAACCTGGTGATGCTATCCAAAAAAATTGTGTTCGATGTAATACCAAAGTAGGTGAATATTTCGACTCTACTACCGGTTTATGCGTAAATAAATGTGAGGATATTGCCAATCGACGCGATCGTTTTAATTGTATGTGCAGGCGTGCGGGAAAGCTTGATTTTTATGATGTCGCAGATCATGTTATAGGCGATGATTCCGCAATTTGTTCGTATACTTGCACTACAACTAAAGATGACCCCGAAGCTAGTGTTGGTGGCGATGGAAATTTTTATAATGTGAGTTATAAAATTCACGATACCGATCCAAATGCTAGCGGCGTCTGCTTCACAGATGATAGCTATAGTCATGGCACCAATCCCGATAAACCTGACAATCCCGATAAACCTGACAAGCCCGATAAGCCAGATAAACCAAATCCCGATAAGCCTGATAAACCCGATCCCGATAAACCTAATCAAGGTGGCGGAGGGCATCCGGGTGGTGGTAGCAATCCGGGCAATAATAATGGCACAAAGCCTGGTAATGATAATGGCACAAAACCGGGTAATGATGGCGACAAAGATAATCCAAAAATGGACTTTAGCGGTTATGACAAATTAACAAAGACTGTAAGCGATGGAGTAAAAAAGGTTACTGATATGTATGGCGACGCTAAAAATCAGTTACAGGGTGCTTATGACAAAATTAAAAACGGCTCTTTAAGTGATTTTAAGCCTAGCGGTTTTGTTGCTAGCTGTCCTTATACTCGTGATTTTGTTATCAAAGATGGATTAAGTAAAAAAATTACTATTGATATTTGTGCCGTAGTAAAGGACGCTCGCTCCGTCCTTTACTTTATTTTCTATGCCATATTTTCTACGATATTCTCTATTCTGCTTTTTAAAATAATTATAAGGTTGGTATAATGCCTATTTTAGCTATTATCGGTTTTTTTGGTTCTTTCGTCAAAAAATGGGCTGCCGCTGCCGTTCGTTTCGGTGCTATGCTTGCTATTTCTACTTTTATACTTGGATTTACTATCGCTTTTTATTTGGGGCTGATGTCATTAGTTTTTATCGCTCTTAGCAAGGTCAATGCTTTAATAAATTACATAAATTCTTATGCGGGTAATACTGATGAGCTTATAGCTCTTTTCTTTAATGTTCTTAAGTCTTTGGGCGTCATAGAAGCTTTTAAGGATGTTTATATGATTTTTAAGCCTTTTTTGTTTACGGCGATTTCTTTAATTGCTCTGAAAATTTTCATTAAAGGGCTTGAAAGTTTCCGTAAAACTTTGCTTTACCTCTTTATCTCCAGGATTGATTAAAATGGCTATCTCATATCTTACCGGCATACCGAAAAGCGGAAAGACCTATTTAGCCGTTTATCAAATTTATAAGAATTTTATCGAAGTTCCTAAGTCTTCTTTTTTTGATAAATTTATCAAAAAGCCTAAGAAAGCCGATAAATATACTATCTGCTGGACGAATATAAATGAATTTGATTACTCCAAAAGCGAAAAAATCAAGCCTTTGGATATTAGCGATTTTAAATATAATCTTAGTCTGCTTTATGATCTTTATATGGGTGGCGCTAATGATACTGAATTAAACGAAAAGGCTTCAGATTTTAAGCTCAATCACTGCTTGATCGTTATCGATGAGGCACATAACTTTTTTACTAAAAAAGGCGATGAAATTTTAACTTGGTGGCTTACTTATCACGCTCATTTGTTTCAAGATATTTGGCTTATATCGCAGGATTTAAGCTTAATTGACACAGGTTATAAGGCTGTAGCCGAGTATTTTTATAGAGCTGTTGAGCCTGCGCGCCGCCTTATTACTAGTCGTCTTAGGTATCAGCAGTTTATCAGCTACCGAATGAATCAAAACGATATGATTAAGGGCGGCGGTTTTACTTTGCCTGCTCTTAATGAAGTTTTTGACCTTTACGTTGCGGGTTCTAAGGAAAAAGGCTCGTCCATCGTAGTCAAATTTTTTGGTCTAGCCGTGGTGCTCTGTATCTTTTGCTTTTTAGCGTTTTACCGCTTTTATTCGCTTTTCAAGCCTGCCGATGAGCCTGCTCCCGCCCTCGATACCCAATCCAATCAATCCGTTGAAACTGGAAGCAGTAACAGCACTAAAACCCTATTCGACGCTTCCGTTCCAAATCCCAATGAACCTCCTATCGGCTACATTTACCAAATTTACTGCTTTTACGATCGTTGTTCCATTCAAAACGGCACTTACGATCACTTTGATCAAAGATACTTAAATTTCATCTTTTTGCGTTCCCCGCCTAAATTTAACGTTCGCTCATTCAAGGGTAAAGGTATTACGTATTTTTTTGTTGGCTTTGATAAGCCCGTTTTCGATAACTTAAAAAAGGAAGAGTTAAACAATGAAAAAAATTCTTTTTCTAACGCTATTTATTCTAAGTAGCGCATTCAGTGAGGAAATTAAGCTAAATTTGCTTGATTTCGCTAACGTTGCCAGTCATAATTCAAAAATCGATATTCTAATCAGCGATGAGATAGATCCGAATAGCTTTTATTTTTATACGTCCAAGAATTCAGACGTCACTATAAAGCACTTTCGCAAAGCCATAGAGAGCAAAGGCTTAAAGCTTATACTTACTGACGGCTTTTACTACGTCTTTAAGAAGAACAAAGACTATGGCGATGCTAATGGTAGCATTAGTGCCGAGCGCAGGTTAAGGTATCTTACTCTTGCAAATAACTCTTACGACGACGCGGATAAGATAGTAAGCAAGATGACCGATCAAAACTCAAGCTATATCCGCTCTACAAACTCCGTAGTCTTTAAAGCAAGCGACGACGAATATAGCGACATAATAGATTTTGTGCAAAGAAGCGATAAGAAGCTTGAACAGGTAAATTTTAAGCTTACCATACTTGAAACCAATACCAATGATTATAAAGATATAGGCTCGCACTTAAATTCTTTAGGCGACGTCGTGACCCGCTCTGATCTAAACTATTTTATAAATCTTATTACTATGCCTTATAGCGCCGAGACAAACGTAGTAACTACAAAAAAACGGGGCTTTTACGGAGTTCTTAGCCTGCTACAGCAAAACGGCGTAACGACTATCAAGCAAAGCCCTTTTCTGGTAGCAAAGAGCGGCGCCGAGGTTTATTTTTCCTCTGTAGAAAACGTGCCATACCTCACAAATACTAGCACCTATACGCAAAATGGCACCGCCACTCAAAATAGCTACGAGTACAAGGACGTAGGCTTGAAAATCAAAATTCGCCCGGTTGTGCTTCAGAATTCAAACGTTGATTTTAGCCTTGATTTGGTGGTTGAGGACCTATTAGATACGCAAAACACCCTTACGCCGCGCACAAGCAAAAAGGAGCTTAAATCAAATTATAGCCTTAAGCGGGGCGAGCTTTTAGTTCTAAGCGGTATAAACAAAGACGTAGCCTATTCAAAGCGTAACGGCGTGCCGCTACTCAAAGATATACCGATTTTAAAATACCTCTTTTCCATAGAGCAGAACTATAAAAGCACCAGCATTATAACCCTCACTATCGAGGTAAATTAAGATGAGTATGAGAGCATACGGCGTTTTATATGGACGACAGCCGCAGAGAAAAGTAAGCGACGAGGCACGAGGAGCGCGCTTTTCTCTGCCTCCTCGTCAATTTAATAAAAAACTGTCACTCTTAAATAAAGCTTAAAGATGTTCGGTTTGAATGATGCTGATTTTTCAGCCGTAAAGCTTAAAATTGACATACAACGAAAGTTTTTGCAGGATTATAAATTCGTAAATTCTTTCGGCGAAGAAAAAAGCCTGCTTTCGGTTTCAAAGTCCGCAAACTTTTCAAGCACCTATTACGCCGAGGTGGCTAATAGGACAAATACCATACATATGCTTTCTGTCAAGCATGAGCTGGTGCCCGTGTTTCTTACTATCACGCTTAACGGCTGTTTCCGTAAGGCGCTAGTGGGTAATTTTGCTACCTTTACCACCAAGGATATTAGATCGCTTCCGATAGAGCAGAAGCAAAAGCTAAATGAGGGCGTTCCTTTTAGCATAAAGGATTTGGCTAACGTTTTAAACTATAATTTTCATAAATTTACGAAGCGCTTTAGGCGCGTTTACGAGGGTGAAGTATTCCAGTATATACGCACTTTTGAGCCGCATAAGAAGGACGGCGTTCCGCATATCCACGCTTTGATATATGCCCCGAAGCATACTATCCCTTATCTATTGAAAATTTACAAAGACGTATTCTATGCCCCGCAAAACTTAAGAAACGAGCGTTTGACCCCGGCTCAGATAGCAAACGGCGAGATAAATGGGTTTCAGACCTCTATAAACAATGCCACGGGTTACGTGATGAAATATATCACTAAGACCTTTATAAATTTCAACGAAACTGACGATATTAACGAGGTTCAGGCGTGGTTTATAAAGCATAAGATACGCAGGTTTTTATCCTCGCAAAACCCAATCCCGCTTTGGGTTTACCGAAAGATAAATTTCATTAAAAGCCTGCGTGATTTAGGCAACCTCAATATCCTAAAAGACTTCAACGACACGCTTATAGAGTGGGATTATAAGAGCCAAAGCATATTTATGTCTATCCCGTATACTTCAGAGGAGCTTATATACGAGGACGGACATTTGCTATATTATGTCTGTGGTCGGCTCGTGCATGAATACGTAAAAAATATCAATCCGGTTAAAAACGTCGGTAAAATCCAATCTCACGAGTTTAAGTCCATTCAAAAGGCTTATAACAGCGATATTAAGCCAGTTTATTACAATCCGTATAAGATATTCCGCACCGCTTGGAAAGACATGAGCGACGAGCGTTTAAAATTATACTGGCGCGATAATTGCAAAGAAATGACCGATGACATTCTAAGCGTTCAAGATTACGCTATGCTTGAGAATGAGATGATAGAGCGTGGGTTTCTGCAGAGGTATAAAAATCATATCAGATATTTTACGGAATACGCTCTTGAGGATATTAGAGAATTGGAATTCAAATATTCTAACAATGGCGTTATGCCGTATCCGTTTTAATGAGGAGAAATAATGAAACCAATACTTGATGTTTGCTGCGGAAGCAGAATGTTTTATTTTGAAAAATTATATGAAGGAGAGGACGATGGAAGAAATTAAATTCAGAGCGTTCTTGCATTCCGATCAAAGATTACCGAACGGAATAACGCTGGGATATGAGAGATATCCCAAAGGGATATACGAGGTAATGGAATTAAATTTTGCAAACGAAACAGCTACGCTATGGAGCGAAAAAGAGCAAACCTGCTTCGAGGTTTCTTTTCGTAAAATCGAGCTAATGCAATATACAGGTGTAAATGACAAAAACGGAAAAGAAATTTATACGGGCTTTCTCGTTAAATGGGGATTGCGCACCTATAAAATTTGCTTTGATTGTGGATTCTATATGCACGACTTGAGCAGAATAAACCCGGAGTATCCAATTACAAAGGAATTCAAAGAAGCTCCAGAAGAGTTTGAGATCGTCGGGAACATCTACGAGAACCCATGAAAGATTGCTTTTGTAGGATTTAGGATTTTCTATGCTACTCAACGAGCTTTTTAACGATTACATAGAATTTTATGAGCTTATACTTCGTAAGCACACTTTAGAAAGTGATATATCAACCTATAATAAGCATATAGCTTTAAGCTTAGGCGAAAAAGATGTAAGCGATATAAGCTTTCTAGATATCCAAAGGCTTTGTAACGGCTTAATCAAGGCTGATTATAAAATCAAGACCGTTAAAAATATCCTTGCAAAGCTGCATGTGATATTTAAATTTGCTCAAAAGCTTGAGCTTATAGCTAAAAATCCTTGCGATTTCGTCGAGTTGCCTAAATTTGATAATAAGCGATACTTTGATTATCCGCTATCCGTTCAAAGGCAATTTATAAAAGCCATCTGCGAAAATGAAGCTGATAGCGCCGATATATTCTTTTTTCTACTCCACGGCAGGCGTAAAAATGAGGTTTTAAGTTTGCGTTGGAGTGATGTAAATTTAAAAACTAAAACTTACGTCATACCTTTTCAAATTAACAAAGCTAAGCGTGATATGGTCTATTCTATGAGTGACGAGCTCTATAAAAGGCTATTGAAGCGCTATATATCTGCAAAACAGAATAATCAGCTAAATAGCTACGTCTTTATTAATCCTGCCACTAAAACAAAATTTATTGATCTGCGCAGAAGCTGGAATTCTTTGCTAAAGAGGAATAATCTACCTAAAATCAGGCTTCATGATATACGACACCTTATAGGCACGTATTGCATAAATTATCTTAAGCTGCCGATCGAGCAAGTGAGTTTTACTTTGGGTCATACAAATATCATTACTACGCAAAAATATATCACTGCGAATATAAAACAATCGAAAAACACTATTGAAAATTTAATGAATTCTGTTTAAGTAAAAAATAAGCGTTGTGATCCATACGCTTAAAATAAGCTTAATGCTTTCTATTAGAAAAATAAGAATATTTTAAGATTTTATCAAATGCCCTTGTATAGGGTATTTGGTTGCAGAGGGTGGATTTGAACCACCGACCTTCGGGTTATGAGCCCGACGAGCTACCACTGCTCTACTCTGCGATACAAGAAGTGCGAATAAATTTTTAAATTCTCCAAATGGATGGGGTAGGAGGATTCGAACCTCCGAATGATTGGACCAAAACCAATTGCCTTGCCGCTTGGCTATACCCCAATATAAAACGAAATTTTATTATACATAAATTGCAATAAAAAGTCAAGATAAAAAATATAAAGTTGCCAATATCCATACTCTTCTACTCCCATGATTTTTGGCAAAATCAAAACAACAATAGAAGAGACAAGTACCGTTAAAAGATTGGAAATGATGACATATGAGAAATTGGTTACAATAGTTTTTAGTTTTGAAGGCATTATTTCTCCTCAATTTTTTTACGATCAATTCGCATACTTTTAATCAATCGATTGTACATGTCTTCCATTCC